TTATCCGCGGGCGGCCGGCCGCCCAGGGTCCCCACCCCAGGTCGCACTAACATTTGTGGTTTGATTTTGGTTTGATCGTAAGCGCACAAAAGCCGAAGTTATCCCACTTTGCGCAGTTTCTGCGCTGACCTAACTGCTTGAAATACCGATTGTTTGATTTTATCAGATATCAGTGACCCGGGTTCGAGTCCCGTTGGGACCACCACATTATTCAACGACTTAGCTACCTCTGGTTTGATTTTGGTTTGATCACCCATCGCCAGAGCGCCGCAGTAGTTGCGCTCGATCATCGCAACGCTGGTGCCGTGGTACTGGGCGACCGCCAGCAGCTGCTCGCCGCGCTTCACCGCTTCGGTGATGCTGGTATGTCTTGTGCTGTAGAACTTTCGATGTTCAACGTTGGCGCCCTCACAGATCTTGCGCCAGTATATTCTCATCCACTCGTTGGCGTCGAGCGCCGCGGCGCTCACCTTGTTGTAGAAGACCGCGTCCTTGTCGGTGTGCCATGGCAGCCGCATCTGTTGCAGGACATCGATCAGATCGCGGCTCACCTGGATGACCCGCCAGCTCCCCGCTGTCTTGGTGCGGTTATCTGCCCGCAAATGTCGGCTGCGCTGGATCGCTACCGTGCAATGCTCGGCCGATATGTCCGCCCAACGCAGGCCGGTCGACTCGCTCGGACGGCAGCCAGTGGAGAACTGAAACAGGACGAAGGGATAATAAAAAGTTTGATGCTCGGCGACCCACGCTAGGATCTTGTCAGACTCCTCGTTAGTGAACGGCTCAGGTAAGCGCCGATCGGCGGCCGGCCAGCGCAACCCGGCAAACGGCACGCGATCAAGCAGACCGTCAGCCATGGCGTCGCGCCACATCGCCCGGAGGCTGCCGACGATCACATTGCGCGCCGTCTTCACGCTCAAACCCTTGGCCAGCATTATGTTTCTCAATCGCTCTGCCGCTTTCATGTCCACCGCCGCCAGTGGCGTCTTGCCCATCACCGGGAGGATATAAGCATTGAAATGCTGCTTATAATCCCGCACCGCGCTGCGCCGCACCATCGGCTCCGTCTTGCGATCAATCCAACTTTCGTAATAATCGGCGACGGTGACACCCTTTCCGAAACCGAACTTGCCCTTGACGTACTGATCGAGGCGATGCTCGGCGAACCGTTTAACCGTCGTCCCCAACGACTTGAGTAGACGGCCATCTACCAAGTAATAGACGCCCTTGCGGTCCAGTCTTTTTTTTAAGTGCGGCGGCATTGTCAGTCGGCACGCTCTGGCCATGTCGCTGGATCTATGCCGAAATTACGTAAAGCCACAACCAATGCCTCAGTTGGGTTTGTTCCGCCGGGTCTTTTCGCTAGGAGGTGCCAGTGTATGGTAGTGCGCTCTTGAACTATTTGGATCACAAGAGCGCGCACTCGGCTAACTCCAAATGTACCGAACTCACCGGCATCTCTGTTTTGTATTTCTGTCCACACTGCTCCTATTTCCTTGTCGGTCATCACTCCACCCCTATCGTTTCCCGCCAACCGCCAGGTAATAAACGCCCTTGCGGTCTAGTCTTTTTTTTATGTGCGGCGGCATTGATCACGAGCTCCTTCAGGCTGATATTAAGCCTATCGCAGATTCGAAACAACGCATCGCAGCGCGGCAGCTCGCCGCGAAAGTCGAGCAGCTTCTTAAAGCTAGCCGGCGCTGTCTCGCAGGCAGCCGCGGCATCTTCGATGCCGGCAAAGCCAGCGTCGTGGATCGCTTGGAGCAACAAGCCGACGTCGACCTTGGTCTCTTCAGCGTTGACCTTCATTCAACGACCCTGATTTTAAGTTGCGTCATCTTGTCTTTGCAGTGGTTCACAAACTGGCCGAACGCTATCATGTCAAGCGCTGAAAACTCACCAGTAAAAGTCACCTGATATGCCGCCGTTGGCAGCGGTGCCGGATCAGGCGTTTGACTATCGGCAATAATGCTTTCGCTGTCCATGCCTAAATCCACCGCTTCAAGATCAGCGCGCACAAATTTTCCGCCTCGGTTGGAGTGCTCGGGGAGTGCCACTCGTGTCCGAATTTTAGGAGATCGTCGCGCCATCGTCTTTGTTCCGGCCGCAGCTTTCCGCCGGGCGCCTTGGTCTCGACCCAGACAGTGACGCCGTGGGGGCATACGATGGTGAGATCCGGCTTGCCGCGTTGCGACTCGGCCAGCAGAGCCGGCACCAGGCGGCCGTCTTTGCTCTGAACCAGCTTCACGTCGCGGTTGCGCATGTACGGTATTTGCGCCTTCTCGCAGAAGTCGACGAGAATCTTCTGAATGTTGCGTTCCTTGATCTGCCCATAATACGCCGAGATGTCTTTCGCTAACCGCTCTTGCTGTTGTTTTTCACGTAGACTGCGCAGCGCAACGTGACTGCTAAAATTCTTGGCCATCTACTTATCTCCTTCTATTTGTGCCGCCACCCATGCGCGCATTCTAGCCCATCGCTCTGGTGGTGTTTCCGGGTTGTTCCACTTGTCCCACCATTCGTCGTTCATGTAGGCGATCTCGGCAGCCATCGCCGGCGCGATTCCGAGGACTTTACCAACATAATGACTGTCGAAATAGTCCACTCCGGCGAGGTCGAGGTTGCGCGTTTTGAACACCGCACCGAGCGCGCAGCAGTTGCCGTTTGCGTCAACTAACTCGTCGGCTATGAGAGTTTTTTCTGGCATCGCGTCGAGCGCTGCCGCCATGGCGCGCAAAAACTTTTGCCCACGTTTGCCCTTCAGAGCCCGCTCGACGGCGTTGCGGTACAGTTCTAAGTTTTCACAGTCCTCGCTGTAGCCGCTTCTACTCATGATTATTTCCCCACTCTTGCTGATCGTTATTATAATTGGACGAGATCAACGGCCTGTCAGGTTTGTCCGCGGAGATCAGCGCGGCGCGGATCACCCCCTCGACCCTGATGCCCTGCTGGTTATACCAGCTCGCGCACTCGGACACCGACGCGCCGGCCTTGAACTGTTGGAGAATTTTAGCCTTGAGGTTTTTCGTCAATCGCATTTATAAGCCACTTCGCTTTCTTGTAGCACTTCACACCATCGGCCATGTCTTCAGTGCCATGATAGTCTGCGCAAAAACAGTTATCTTCGCACGGCGCCGTCACCGTCTTCGGCGTCAAGATGCCATGCTCAACCGCCAGTTCCTCGAACGTCCCGCAATCGATGTCACCGCCATCAGGCCAGTGTGACGCTTCGAACAGCGCGCGGATAAAGGTGCGCAGGGTGGCGATCTCCGCTTGTCCGTGCAGGTAATCGTCTTCTTGCTTTTTCAATTCTATAATTCTTTGATATTGCCACTTGTTTGATTTTTCCAGCCGCTCCACTTCCCCGCGCAGGGTGTCACGCTCATACATGACATCCACGTTGTACCGTTGCACCGCATTTAGCTCATCGCGCAGGGTGGCGATCTCTCTTGTTACTGCTTCAAGTTGGTCCCGTATCATCTGTTGCTCTGGCGCAACTCTGTTCTTCCACTCATTCACTTCCCGGCGCAGGTCGTAACACTCGTTTATGAGTGCCATCACGCCATCGTAAGGCCCCTCGGTTATCATCACGCCAGCATTGCCCAACTCTTTCGCAATGAACTCTACCTGTTCTCGGTAATCAAGCAGGTCGCCGCGCAGGGTGGCGATCTCGGCTTCGCGTATGTGCACCAATCCTTGAATGGATTGGTACGCTATTTTTGCCGAGCTTTGAGGGCACAACCCCCCGCACACCGGGCACTTAGTAACATCACCATCATAGTTGCCGGGATGAAATGTCCCCCAACATTCACTACACTTAGTTAGCCGCTCCACTTCCTTGCGCAGGGTGGCGATCTCGGCTCGCAGCTCCAGCTTTTCAGCTTCCAACCTTTTGAAATCGTGCATACCGTTGTCGTTGATAATCGTTTGTAGCCGTTCCACTTCCCCGCGCAGGGCGGCGATCTTCCATTGCAAAGCCGCTGCGCAATTTACGCACAGCGGCGGATTCTCGGCACTCGTATGATCGCCACAACGGCAAATTGTGGCTTCGCGCAGTGTGGCGATCTCGGCCTCATAGCTCTGTTCAGTCCTAAAATTGTGGTTACTCATCGTCGCTGCCCCCATCCGTACAGCGGACGCATAACGTATCTCGTAGAGAATTGCAGCACGGCCCATATAGCGCCCCGCAAATCTCACAACAAGACGTTTCCTGACACTCTTCGTTACATATTTCGCAGGTAATTTCAGCCATCGGATTTGCCCCTCGCTGCTTCAATGATCGCTATGATCAACTCATTTTCCGCGGCTGTGACTTGCTGCGGAGTGTTGTCTTCTTTTCCCCATCGCTTCACCGCTAAGAAATAATCGTCAAAAGCTGTAGACACAGCTGGCGACACCCTAATTCTGCAAACTTTGTCCATCAGATTGCCCATCACGGCGTTTCCTTGCCGGCTGCTGGTTCTGGTCGTTCATGGCAATCACCCATCGCGGCAATGAGCTGATCGGCGGTCAGTCGGCCCTCGGTGATCGCCAGTATGCCGGCCAGCCACCGCCGGCCGCGCTCGACGTTGCGCTGGTCGCCAGCGGGCGGGCGATAATTCGACAACGGCCGGCGCGGCTCTGCTGCCTTCTTGGCTTCCCACGCCTTCTCGCGCGCGTCGGTGACGAATGTTCTGAAGCGCTCGATGGTTGGAAAGCGCCCGGGCGTCTGCTTGCTGTTGTGCAGCATCATCGCTTTGCAAAAAACATCGTCATGCTCTTTCTCAAAAGCGATCCACCACGCCTCGCGCGCCGTGTAGGAAAAATCGACCTTGTGAAAGCGTTGCATGTATTCAAAGCACTCGTCAAAAGTGTGTTTGTCCATGGGTGAAATCTCTGTTGACTGGCCGGGAACGATAGGTTGATAGATTAGCGCCTAACCCCTATCGCCCCCGCCAGCCTTGCGATGGGCCAGCGTCCTGTAGCGAGAATGTTTTCCGGGCGTTCTCTACAGATTCGCCCGGTTCTATGACTGACGCAGCGCTATGGCCCTGATGTATTTGTTTCATTCCCTGTTTGCTGTCGCATTGAGCGCGAGACGTTTGGCATCGTCAAAACTTTTAATCTCTCCAAATTCCTTGATGCCGACTGTAATGGCCGGCGGCGTCGGTATAGTCGACACCGTTGGCCGCCAAAGATGCAGCGTATCAGGGTGGTTGTTCACGTACTCTGACGCGCGCGGGTGTAGTTGCATCACCACGTCTTCATCGTCCCAAAATACAGCCTTAACCGCGTTCATCTCACGCCAAGTCGGGGTGCGAGAGCGCTTGCCCTCTTCGCAGTGTACTGAAACATGCTCCCACGGCTCACCTGGCAGCATTGCGACGTGCCAATCGCTGCCATCGCTCGCAATCGCGAAGATCGTTCGCGATGGTATGACCGACGGCAACAAGAAGGCGCCGTTGTTGCCGTTTTCTGGCGTGCTACGCATTCGCCCGACCTTGAGTCTAAATTTCTCTGGAACATGAAAACTCATTGTGTTTACCCCGACCCTTTGGCTATCGACTCGATCCGCTTGAGCACCGCGCCGTCGTCTTCGACACCAGGCGGTTTCTTTTCGTCGTCGTCAAGATCGTGCAGATTGACCCACTCGTTGGCGAGATTCTTTAGCACCACAGCACGCGGATCGCTGCCGGTGAGCTTGAACTGTGACAGCTGTTGTCCTACTGCCTCCAGGCTGAAAACCGATTGCCGTTTGCCCTTGCTGCGGAGAAACCGCTCGTAGTTCTGCCAGAGATTCCAGTCACCGATTATATTTGCCGGATGTCTCTCCCCTAGTCCTAGATCATCCCCGGCTTTGACCAAGGTTAACTCCACACGCGCGCGCGCGGAAGAAACTGCGCAAGCGGTTTCTTCTGAATGTGAAAGAGAAAGAGGAAGAGGAAGAGAGACGGTACTTTCCGGTGTTTCGCGCTGATCTCCGGTGTTTTCCGGTGTTTTCCGGTGTTCTCCGCTGATCTCCGGTGTTTTCCGGTGTTTTCCGGTGTTTTCCGGTGGCGTCTTGGCGCGGTTACCTGGCTTGATGTAAGTCTGGTATTTATAAAAGGATTCAGCGGGGAAATAATATCTGCCGTCGGCATCACGTCCGACCAGCTCATACTCGATCAGCTCGTCGACGGCAGCCTCGACCTCATCGTCAGTGCGCCTCCGGCCTGGCATCACCGATAATCTCAACTCCTCGGCGTTTTTCGCTGAAAGTCGGCAATTGTCGGCGGCGTGCGGCAGCATCCATGAATAAAGCAGCGCCGCCAGTTCGGACACCCGATTTAACTTGGTATCGATTGATACGTCGGTTGAAATGTAGCGTTTGCGAGCCATTAGAGTCCTTTCAAAACGGCACTTTTTGTTAATTAAAACTGCCAGCTCTTATCCGATTGCAGCTCGCGTGCACAAGTCGTTTGTTAAACGGCTTTTCCGATCCACCGCGGTGCTTGTGAATGATATGATCTATCTCAATGTTTCTCGCGTCCAGGCGAAAGCCACAGATAGCGCACATTCCACTTTGTTTTTTTGAAAGAAAAGTTTTCAATTTTTCCATGGAGCGTCTATTTTTTCGCATACCGTAGGGTCGATGGATCGATGCCGTTGGATTCTGCCAGACCTATCTGTTCATTAACCTCTGCCAACATTGTTTGCACTCTGGACAATTCTTTGGATTTTGCTGTCAACGCTTCACGTAGCACGTCTTCTTCTTGCTCCAACGATAGTTCCCGCGACGCTAAAAACGCCTTCAACTCCAATGGCGAATAGTGAAAATATTCCTTTGGCACTCCGTCTATAATCAGCCGGCGCGGTATAACGACTTCACGGTCACAAAAGAGATCGCCTTGGATATGTGTATTAACCCATCTGGTCGTGTCCGTGGCATCGCGCCGATCAGCATTTATTAATTTCTCGTTTATAGAATTCACCATCGCGCGCTCAAGCACAGATCCAACGTTTTCCGATGGCCACATTTCACCAAGAGAAGATCGCAAAATGTCGTATCCATCACGCTTAGTTGGATTGGCTAGTCGCCAGTTACTGATAAATTTCTCCACCTCACGAATGGTCATTTCCATCGGCGTGTTCATCTTCATATCCAAGCTCCTCACTGATAAATTTGCTTAACTCTTTCCATACTAGAAGAATTTTCCCGGCCTCGACGTTTGAGATGGACGGCGCATTCTCACCACGTAGTTCTACGGTTGTTTTTTTTGCGCTTTCCAAATCCCAACGAAAACTTCTCCATAAGCCAGCGCGCCGTTCTTCTTGAGATCTTTCGGCGTGATCGCTCATCCGTTGCATGGCATCGTGTAGCCGTATCATGCCCGCGGTTGATGCCGTCTCGGGCTCGGACTTGGCGTTTTTGTTCTGCTCCAACACTTCTTCGAACTTTTCCTGCGGGATCTCGGCCAGCTTTTGGTAGCGGGAGGATTGGTTGCGGCTAAGACCTAACTTCGGCAAATTAAGTGTCCCACGATGGGACACTTCTTTAGGTCGTCCAGCCGCCGCCGTCGCTCTTTTCCCTGTCGCCGCCGTTTCTTTGAGCATCTGTCCGCAGCGCCGTTCAGCTCTCAACTTGATTTCGGTCGCCCAGTTGATCATTGCCGTGTCTCGCGCCTGGCGGGCATAGGCTCGCAACGCTTCGGCTTTATCACGGATAGTTTTCACCTCATCGATGCTATGCGCCGCTTCAAGGGCGGCTCGGGCCGCCTCGTATTTAACGAGACGCGCGCTTTGAACGGTGAGATTTATCGGATTAGCATTCTGCATTGCTATGAGTCATTCCAAATCGCCAGCCTTACCTGGCCGGCCAGCTCGGCGCCGTGCACGTTGGTTAATCTTGAGTACCGGCGCAGGCCGGACATAGCCCGCGCGAAAAGATTTTTAGTGTAGAGTTTTAAGTCTTCTTCGCACTCGATTAGATACACGCCCATCGGCTCGCGGCAGCTCGTGCCGATCGCAACGCCATGATCTTCGGTCAATGATTTCAGTACCAGCTGGAGCCGCCGCGTTGTCGGCCGTGGCCATACCCGCGCCGCCAAATCGCGCTGCTTGATCGCTCGCGCCAGGCCGACGTGATCGAGCAGGGCCGCATAGACCGCGCGCTCGTCAGCCGAGAGCCGGTCCAGGCTCCAGCCTAGCGGCAGCCAGATCGGCAAGGTTAGTTGATCCGCGCGTTCCACTTATCGTTTATCTCGCCTTGATTCCTCGCCTGTATTCCACTATCGCCCCCGCCTGTGCACCGCGATTTTTCGTCCCAACCGGACGCCCGCGACGCCAGCGCGCGCGCGGCTGCGTCATCGGGATCGTCGGCGACTGCACAGCGATGAGCTGCCCAGACTGCCCCGCTTCCATCACCTCATGGCGTAACAGGTGCGCCTCGAGCGCCTTCACTGGCCAAAACGCCGGACTCGACTGACAGAGATCGCACACCGCCGCGCGGATCACGCGGTTACCGACTCGGATCTGTCTACGGTGCATTTTTCACCTCCAAAGAGTTAATTCCTTTTTCACCGTAACGAGACCAGCATCTTCCAACATTTCAATTGCATCCTGTAGAGATTCTGGCGCGTGCTCTACTTCACCATTCTCATAGGCATCATTGGCCCAAACAATTAACTGATCTTCGCTTATGGTTCGTGTTTCAGGGTAAATTAGGTCCATTATTTTCTTCCCCCTTTGTTTCGCACATTGACGAGCCGAGCCGAGCCCTCTATGATCTCTCTTCCAACCATTCCATCGCTTCGCGCGTTCCACTCGGCCCATGCAAAAGCGCCTCGCGCCTCTCGTGGCGCACCTGCCGGCGGTGCGCTTGATACCAGTGGGCATAACGCTGGCGGCATTCACGGCAGTGCGCCAAGCTTGGCCCGTCCGGCGGACATTCGCCATATTTATGCGTGTACTCGATGCCCGGCACGTCGGCGATATCGACACGACGGACCATCTTCTTGCTCTGCCGCGGCTTCATCTTGCGATTGAGCACTCGGCGCGCCGCCTCGCAGTCGATCCCGAGCGACTCGCAGCAGGAGCGAAAGGTAAAGACGCCGCTGTCCTCACGATTGATCCACGGCAGATCGCCATCATCGATGCCGTGCTCCAACACCGCAGCGATGAGCGCCAGATGCGGCGGCAGTACCGTGCGCACCGGATGCGTCAGGCTGTAAAACTCGACACTCTCGCAGTCCGCCGCGGCGTGTACCGATCTGAAAGATGCGCCGTCTAAGTCCATCGCTTACAGTCCCAAGAGCGAAAACAGCCGCCGGCCGATCCCATCGAGGCGCCCCGTGATAGCCGCAGCAGCGAGCGCCGCGCAAGCCAGACACGCCACCAGGGCGATAGCCTCGGCGGTCAAACCCACCTCCGGCTCGGTCTCATCGAACCATGTCTTGCGGTAGCGCTGCGCCTCTTGCTCTTTTTTGATCGCGTGCGGCATAGAAATAACCTCTTTCCCGACTATCGAAGTAACGCCCGCTCTAAAGCAGACAAATTCCACATTGCTAAAACCGCATAGATATACCGACCGAGATGCCGCAATAGAATTGGATCAGTCGGTGGTTCGGAAGTCCACGTCGCGTCCCATAAGATGAAGTAGTCGTCCAAGCGGCCGGCCGGTTTGTATTGCGGCGGGATGGACGGCACGAGCGCTGAATACTGGCTCCAAGAATTGCACAGCGGCGAGAGCGTCTGGGGTGGTAGATATATCACGCCACGGCTCTCTGCTCCGCTCACATAGCTGCGCTTCAAAAATGAGCAGTCACCGTTTGCGTCCGAGCGCAAAAAACACTGCTCCCAACTGGCACGCGCAATCGCCAGCTTTGGACGACCTTGGCTATCAACCCCGGCAAACTTCATCACTTCCACTAGATCGAGAATCTTTTTCCCTTGAGACAGGTGCCGATAACCCGCCTTGAGGATTTTATCATCCCGGGTCTGCCGCTCTTTGACAGCTTTGCAGTAGGTGTGCCACGCCTGCTTCGCCTTGGTCCGATCCATTTCAATAACTGGTGTTTCCATATTGCGCTCCTATCCCTTCTTCACTTCACCCTCTCGATCGACACGTAGATGACTCGCTGCAACGGCGACAGATCAACCAGCCGGCGCCGGCGCAGCTTCGAGGCTATCCAGCGAATGAGTTTCATCGCTTTGTCCGCCTTGCCCGCTTCTCGGCCTCCACAGTCGCCATGATTGTCCATTGCATCAGCCGCGGGATCGCCGCCGTGTAACGTCGCCGCGTACCCTTCCAGCGAAATGTGATCAAGTCCGGCGCCTCGATCTCGACGATGATTGGCCTGCCGCGCGACATCTTGTCGACATCGAGCCTGGCGTCGATCTCACGGGCAACTCTTTTTGTCAGCAGGGTCACGTTTTGATATCCCCGGTGCAGTCGGCGATGAGTCTCTTGAAATCCTCGCCACCCTCGACAACCACAGTCTTCCCGAGCCGCCGCTCCAGGTTATTCTGGGCGCGCATAACATCGCCGCTCTCGTCCCATCCCGACGCGGTCATACCGCGCGCCAGATCCAGCACCAGCGCCGCCGCCTCCGGCGAGAGCTGATCGCAGATCTTGTCGATGAGGTTGGAGTCGGAACAGGCGTGAGGCGTGAGGCGTGAGGCGTGAGTTTCAGATTTCATCGCGTCACCCACCAGGCCAGCCAGATTACTGCCGCCCAGATTGCCATGCTGACCACCATGACCACGCCTATGCCGCGCGGATCTTGTTCGTTGTAACGGCGCTCGATCGGATCTTTCATTTTTCACTCATTCCTCTTTCGCCGCTAATTTTCTCGTCACCACACCGCCGAAGTCCTCGACCAACTCTTGCGCAATGTGCAACGGCAAGTCGGGATAAGTCTTCGCCCCCACCCGCATGATGTCGCGCACGCGCTCGATCGGGTCCTTGCGCTCGCCGGAAATCCACATATCCAGAAGTTTCTTGCTGATACGCAGCTCGAAGCACAGCCGCTTGCGCCCGATCGGCTTGCTGATATGCGCCAGGAATGAGGGCCGCACCGGCTCTGGCGTACTATCTATGTTCCCTGCGATATTCCCTGTAGTGCTCATCAAATCGTCTTCAGCGTACTTACGCGCCGCCGCCGCGGCGGTTAGTTTTTGCGACATGGCGGCCTCAAATCAATTCTCTCCCGGCACTTGCATTTCCGTTATCCTTTGCCCTAAAGTCGTCTGCGTAAAAAAAGAGCCGCTTCGCGCCCTGCTTGCCCGGCTGACGCTAAGCGGCTCTGATTTCGTCCCATGGCTTGCCGATGATCTGCTCGATCCGGCGTTGGATACGAGCGCTCCTGCTTTGGCCCAACATGACCTTGGTCACAGTGGACGGCGCGACATTTTCAAGCCTTGCGACTTCCGACGGCGAAGAGCCCGCTTTGTGCAGCGCCCGGGTGACCGGACCCAGCTCAGGCTCTTTGCGGTCGGTTTTCTTTTGCGCGTTCATTTAGGGCAAAGAAATACAGAATTTAGAGATTTATGTCAACAAAAAAACAGCGAAAATCTGTAGTAATCCCTACATTCGCGAAAACTATAACGATTTTGCGCAAGAAAGTTGGCTTAAAACAAAAAGATTTGGCTAGAAAGGTCGGATACGAACCGAATTATTTCAGTCAGGTGATGCGAGGAAAGATACCGGCCACTGAGCGGCTAATAAATTCCGTAGCCCATGAGCTTAATGTATCGCCTGAAAATCTTCGTCTCGGGATGACTAACGAAACTGGGGCTAAATATTTAACACCCAAAGAGGTTTTGAAATCGAAAGCTCACGAGGCCGCCCGCAACTTCATCGAGAGCGCGGAGATTGGTGGGCTCAGACTATTGCTCGAGTATATTGCTGTCTTGCAAAAATCATCGATTCAGACCGAGTCGCCGCCCAGGAGGGGTGACGAGGACCCTTTTCAAACCGTCGGGCCAGATAACGATAGTAAAGAGTTTCGCGAACTGGCGCGGCGCGAGCCGTGACTTTATGACGCTCACCGAACAGCTAACAGAGTCCATCGCCAAGGGCAGCACCCTTACGATTGTTTATCACGGTGGCAGCCAGCCTGGCGCCAAGCGTGTTATTCAGCCCATCATGGTTTTAGGAAAGAAACTCCGGGCGCGCGATGTCAGCACCAACCAAACAAAGCTGTTTTTGCTCGACAAGGTAGAGATCGTCTCTGTTGGTTATGATGCGCCAGATTATGCAAGGATCACCAAAGTGGACAACCGAACAAACGATCTCGGCGAGGTTTTTAACATGTACCGTCCAGACATTGAGCGCCTTGGTTGGCTCGCGACCGCGAGCGCGGATGCCATTCGGCTGTTCGATCCATCTGCCGCGAAACAACAAAAGTATGGTGTCGTCGGTATCCGGCGCAACTTGGAACCGGTTCTTCGTATTACGCTAAATGGCGTGACGACCACGGAAGAACAATCCACGGATCATCCTTGGTTTGTCTACGGTCCCGATGTCGCGCCTGGTATTATCGGACGTGCATTAGAACCAGGTCAGTCCTACAAATATCTGACAAAAGCGATCCGGATCTTCTTGAGTCAAGCAACTCGTCATGCCCCGAAACACAGCCCCACTCGCGGATGAGTTGAAAACGACATGGTCTTTGGACTAAAGATTGTGCTGAATAGGGTTCAGACTTCGTCTTGAGCATAACTGGAGGCACCCATGCGGACCCTTGCCGATATCGTCGGGATCCTGCTGATCGTCCTCGGCACGCTGGCGATATTCGCCGGCTGCGGCCTGTCGGCTGTTAGCCCAGGCGGCAGCGTCCTTCTATGGGCTGGAGTGGCGATGGTCGCCGTTGGGCTGGTCTTTACCAACGCCGCCGGTAAAAAGACCTGCCCCGCGTGCGCCGAGACGGTAAAATACAAGGCTTTCAAGTGCAAACACTGCGGCTTTGACTTCGCCAGCGAGGGCAAAAAGGCGCCGGGCCCCACCGATCCTAATGCACTGCCGCACGAGTCCGGCCGGCTGCTGGGCGGCTGAGCGCGCACGCCCGCCGCTCCTCGAGGTCCTTTTTCGCCGCCGCCTCTCGATCCTGCCACTGCATGTTTGCCGGCGTATCTGCGCCGCCCAGGCACAGCGGCACGATATGGTCGACAACCCAGCCCGGACACGCGCCGCCTTGATTCCCAGTCGCCGGGCAAGGGTTGGCCTGGCGAAACAGTCTGACCTGCCTGGCGTCACGCGCGGATAGCGCCACCGGTGAGCAAGCCAGGATCAGCCCAAGCGTGACGGCGAGGATTAAGGACAGCATCTGATCAGACAAACATCGGCGGTGCGAACTGCCGCCATGATTCGACGTAGTCTTGCACCGTGCCGGCGCCGAGCGGAGTGTTGTAGACTTTCTTCCAAAACGCCGCCTGTCCGGGCAGAGTGTCGGGAATAATCTCAGGCGATCGATAGTAGTGAATCCGGCAGATAGCCGTGGCATAGTACAAGTTTCCGGTCAGCTCATCGCTACCTATACCGTTGCCCCATGAGATACGCCAGCGGTTGACCTTCTTAGCGAGCTCCGGTCGGTTGCTCAAAAAGTGAGTCCACAGATCCTCATGCGTCGCCGGCTCGCATTGATAAATGCCCTTCGCCGGGCCGTTTCCGAGCTGCACAAGCCAGGTGCCGCACTTGCTCTCCTGGCAAGCCGTGCCCAGTACCATCGCCTCGGCTACGACTCCGCCCATGCCGAGAGATTGCAGCACCGGTCGGATGACTTCTTTGAGGAGATGATTAGCGTCTATCATTGGATTAACCTGCACCCATCGCCGAAGTGCGGCTGAATAATTGCTTCCTTTGGCATGACGAGCCACATCGTTGCACCGGATGGCGGGGGTCCGACCACTTGAAAGCATCCGTACACTTTTTGGCCGAGTTCGTTGTACGCCTTGACTTGTTCCGGCGTCAGCGCCTGCCCCTGGCCTAGCGCGTTGCCAATCAGCATGCCGGTGCAGCCATAGATGGAGAGAAACAAGGCGATAGCCGCAGCGATGATCAAATTTTCTTTCCATGATTGCGCGCGCAGGCGACGCTCGTCTTTCATTCTCGCCTCCGTATATCCCGCGCCACCCGACACAGCATGTAGACAAACAGAATCACCAGCACAACAAGCAGAATGATCAAGGCGATAATGCCCACCGCGTCGTAGAACAGCGACAACATGCCCACCATCGTGCGCCAGGATATGTCGAGCCAGAAGTAAATTTCATCGGTCATCGTAGGCTCGGGATTTGACCCTATTTTTTTTCTGCGGTCGCGGTCTGAATTTGTTTCATAGTCGAGTGCGTTGAATAGTCCTTAGCCGCAATGCCGACCAACGCGCCGCCGAGAGCGGTTAAAAATTGCGGCACCCACTTCCAATTTTCTGGCAATGGCACCAGGACAAGAGCGGCGCCGAACGCTGCCAGTACACCGCCGACCGTCGTTTTCCAATTTTCTATTTGCATGTTTCTACCTCCGTCTCGACTCAAGTTCGAATCTCATGTCTATTCCAGAGATCTTGTCCGAGTGTTTTCGCTGTAGGGCTTCAATTCTCTCAACGATAGTGTCAGCGCTCATCAACGATCCTCGATTAGTTTCATCGGCTCGCATCCTGATCGATACTGATTACCGTCGAGCTTGTAGCAAATTGAGCGCAAAATCGATGTTTGTTGCCAAGCGTTGTACTCTAGTCGTGAGAGCGTCTGCATGATCGGTGATGGCATCCAACCGAGCAGTGCAGCGACGAGCAAGACGGCCAATGCAGTAGGGAAGCCGACTTGAACGAAAATTCTCACCCACCAAGGCGTCGGGACGTGCAACTCCGTAGATTCTCCCATCATCAGCTTTTTCCTATGTCTTCAATTTGGATGACCTTAATCTCAATCCACTTCATCCCACCGGATTCTCTGCCTTAACCCGAAAGCTGCCTTGCTGCGCCGACTCCACGGTGCCGGTCGATTCATAACGCCAATGCCATGTGCCAGGTTCGATCAAGGATAGATCGACGTGATACAGACCAACGCCTTCGCGCACCAGTGCGGCGTCGACGCCGTACACGAGCAGCGTTGGGGCGGGATCGCTCGGCACCTGATAGATAAATTTTACCTGATTAGGATCGGTTAAAACCTTCCCGAGTCGGAACGATCCTAAAAAGCGCGGCTTTTGGCCGACGACGTAATCGCAATCGAATTGACTCATGCTGCCTGCCCGATCTGACCGATGTCATGGTGTGGAACAGCGCGCACGCGCAGCTCTTGATATGGAACAGCGCGTGCGCGCAGCTCTTGATGGAAATAAACCCGTACACGGCAAGACGATTCTTCTATGAGAACACCGAGTGTGGCCGGGTTTATCGCAAGCGCCGTGTCGGTCTCGATCGCCTGCGCGATGCTCTTATTCTTCAGCTTGCCGAGTCCGAAAGCGCTGTCGGCCTCCAGCGCCTGCAAGATGGCGAATTGATAGATGATCGAAATAGGCTGCGCGGTGTCGGTCTCACTCGCTTGCGCAATCGCCTTGTTCTTGAGCCCCACCAACGCCTGGGCAATATCGGACTCAGCGGCTGCGAGGATCAACCGGCGAAGAGGCGAGATCGTAAGAGCTGCGGCGGTGTCGGTCTCACTCGCCTGGGCGACCGCTTTGACCTTGAGTTTCGATAGCGCCTGGGCGCTGTCGGTTTCCTCTGCCTGGCCGATGATCCCCGGACGTGTGACGGCGTCGGCGGTGTCGATCTCGCTGGCCTGGCCGAGGAGCTTGGATTTGGCCGAGTCGACCGCCTGCGCGGCGTCGGTTTCGCTGGCCTGCGCGATCGCCGCCGCTTTGGCCGACGCGATCGCCTGGGCGATATCGGTTTCGCTGGCCTGGGTGATGCCTTTGGCTTTGCGCGCGGTGAGCGCCTGCGCGCTGTCGTTTTCACTGGCCTGGGTGATGGTTTTTGCTTTGGCCGCGGTGAGTGCTTGGGCCGCGTCGGTCTCCTCGGCGGTGGCTATTAGCCGGCGTTGCGGATTGACGGTGACAGCTTGGGCGCTGTCGGTTTCCGTCGCTTGCGCGATGGCTTTGGCCTTGCGCGAAGTGATCGCCTGCGCTGCATCGGTTTCGGTGACTTGGGTGACGGCTTTGGTCTTGAGACGGGTGATCGCCTGCGCGGTGTCGGTTTCGGTGACTTGCCCGACGGATTGGGTGATTGCACCGCCGGCGTGGGGATGACCCCAAAAGATTTTTGCAATCGCCATTTAGCAGCTCATGAAGTCGTCGGGATCGAGAGAAAATAATCCGCCCACTCTTTGGGGTTAGTCTGATCGACACCTTGGATCGTGATCACGTCGCCGTTCATTTCCGAAGATGACAGCTCAATCAGCACAGCGCGGCCGCCCGATGGACTGACACTCGGCAGCGTCGCCAGATTATTAAACCCGCCGCCGTCGATGTCGACTTTGAAGTCACCGCTGGCGATGGTCGGATTGGTTTTGAGCGTGCCGACGCCCTGCAGGTCCTCCAGGGCGATGCGGATTTTGAAGTCCTCGTTTTTCTTTGGCGGATTATAAGGTGCAGCCATCGTTAAAACCCCGCGCCGATGTTTGGCCCCGGCCGCGAATCTTGCCGCTGCGCCGCGCCGGGATCGATATAGTTGTAGGTAGATGAGCCTGTGCCAATAGCTAACGAGCCGCCGACCGGATAGCCCTTAGCTCTCAGCGCGGCGTTTTGAATGCGGAAGTCACCGCCTGCCGCATTGACGAATTGCGGGTCGAGGGTCTGCTCATCGAAGCTGGGGATTTGTGTGGGATAATACGCGCCAGATGAATTGTTGTAAAAATTATTCCCGCGAATTATCCACGGCAAAACTCCCTCTGTGGCTGTATAGTGGAGCTTGGAATCGACGGTTAACCCATATCCAGTGTTGTTCGATATGATGTTGTTTACAAGAAAACCGCCAAGCATGAGCACCGGGTAGGCATTGGGACCGCTTAACTGAACGCCTCCGCCTGCGTTCCCATTTATAGTATTCCCTACGATCGTAAAACCAGCACTACCGCTCGTGGTTGGTGTGATCTGGATACCAACTCCAGTACAGCCGGTGATTATGTTGCCCGTTATCACTGCTTCGACGCCACTTGCCAAGTTGATTCCAATGGCACAGTCATGAATATAATTATTTGCAAAGATTCTACCCGGCGTAGGGATGGTTGTCTGGATGCATGCCACAGCGCAAGAAATCTCAGAGTCTACAATCATTGCTCCGGTAAAAATGCTGTTGAATGGGATTGCAAACTTGTTTGTTGCATGGGCGGCTTTTATATTCTTAAAGAGAAGTCGGCTGACTGACCCCTGCGTGAAAATAGTTGAAGCCGTCTTAGTTCCGTTGGTATTTTGGAATTCGATACCCTCAAACCACAACAGAGAACCGGCTAGCGAAAATCCAGTTCCGTTATTGCTAAAGGTGACCAGCGGTCTCGTTGCCGCGCCTGGGGTGGCCCTCATCGTAACCCACCCGCCAATCATCTGATTGCCGCCAGTTCTCCAACTCACCGCACCGGCAAAGGTGTCCGTAAATCCGCTTTCCAGTTCCAGTGTCCATCCAGGTTGTAAATCCGAAAGTGTACCTGACATCGCAAACAAACTCTGGCTGGAGGTTGACGATATCGTCAACCGTTTTCCGCCAATTGCGCACGCTTTTGTTTGGCTCGTCTGTAGCGGCAGCTCCACCCTCACTACATCGTTGGCATCGTCAACGCTGGTGATCATGACGAAATTTCTAAAGTCTGCGGTCGTGTCGTTGAAAAACAGCGCCGCGCTCCCATCGCTCGCTACCCCGCTTAGATCCGATCCCGATAGGGTAACCGAAAAACCGTCAGCCGAGGATTGACACGAACCGTTGGTAACCGCCGTAGCTGGTCCCGCTCCGCTGGCATTGCTATCCGATCCGGTCGAACTGTTGGCGAGAATCGTAGGAAAAACCCTCGGCGTGCCTTCCACGAAAGCAAGATACATACTAACCGAGGTCGCACTCTCGACCGTTGGATCGCTCGCCTGGCTTGTTGCGGTAACGATCCTGAATTCCGCGAAGGCCTGCCTGGATGTGTTTGCCGTGCCGGTATTCGCGTTGGCGACTGAAAACGCTGTAAAATTAGTCGTTGGAGTTATTGCTCCACCGTTACCCGACGAACCTATGGCGCGCAGAAACAAGTATTCTGCGCTCAGAAGATTGTCGATTGTCATCGATGCTGGGTCTGCGCTATTGGCCTCTATATCCGTAACAAACCCGGCAACTCGAAGATAATTTCCGCTACCGACGCTAAATTCCCAACAAGTCATGGCGCGAGCATCGGCAGAAGAATGATGTGCAGTTATAGTGCCGCTACTCGGCAAATCGACAGTGGCCTTCGTCATGAAAACGGCCCCTGTCGATTGAGTCACCGAATCATCGCCATCGATATTGAACTCTCTTACAAACTCCCAAATATTCCCCACCGAATCGACAAACGCGAACATTCGACCACGATAGCCCTCGGTATTGTCACTTGAATCGTGAACGTGAACGCAGGCCCCATAATTACCGACATCAAGTTGAGCGGAAGTTGTGAGGGCGAGACTATTTTGCGCGGTGTTGGTTGCCGTTGCGGTCCCGAGCGAGCCGATGCTGGTGATCGCTGCGCGAACCGGCACAACGGTCGCAATCGGCGACACGATTAGAGTCAAGGCAAAGAGCAAAAGCCGCTGCCACAAATTCATGGTTGAAGCTCTCCGTTTATGATGACATTGGCGCCCGCTGGAGCCAGAATTCTAATCGGCGGTGCCGATCGCTCGAATGTAAACGGGACTCCATCCCTGATTGTGATCGTCGCATCGGCTTCAATCTGCGGTAAGTCATGCTCGAATACGTGAATCGCCACGGCGCCGTACTGTCCGGCTCCCTGTTGAGCGATATAAACCCTTCGCGAAGTTTCGTCGTAAGCGACTCCTCCGAGGGCGTGTGCGTTGTTAGCCTCGAAGGGCAAATTGAACCGCCAAAGTGCGTAAGGCAGAACATCCCAGGCGTTTTTCTCACCGCGCCTTACCTTGTCCAACTCAACGGCGTCGTAGGCCCACATTTGGTAAATGTACGGGTAGGCATGAGGCCCGGTAGAATTGCTGACTGGATCATAGCAGTAGTGTTGAATATTCGCCGGTGGAAACGGGAGCAGATGTTTCGCCGGATCATTCGTACCAGGACCGTAGCAGTATTCGCCGGTTCCCTTCTTTCCGACGTACAGGACAGTTCGAGTGCCAACTGGCTGCACGATCCCGGTGATCGCGGTTGCCGCGCCGTAAGCATCTGTGTTGCCGGTATACTGCCCAAGTGTGGGATGGGCGAGCGGATAATACACCAGCGCAGATGTGTTCACTGTATTCCCAGCCTGAATGTCTTGTGGATTAAAAGAGAACGCTGACGGTCCTAACGAAGTCCTGCTAATGATCGACACACAACAATTGCCGGTCAGGTGAGTCCCTCCCAAAAGAGACTGCAACCCGCTTTGCACCTTTGCCATGTAGCCGCTGAAAAACCCGGCCTTCAACGTTCCGTTGGCCATGCGTACCGGACCGATTACTTGCCCCGGCATTCCAAACGATAGCGGGCGGGCGAAGTGCGAGAGCACCTGGCTACCGTCAGCATCGTAGGACGAATAAGCCGAGATAATCAGCCGCCCTTGATCGACTACCATGCCGCCAAGCTGAATATCGGTGGCTGGTGGATCGACTAAGAGCCGCTTTCCTTCCAGGGCGTCGGAAAATGCTTGAAGCACCGGCGCAATCGGCAAGGCCGCGAATGTCGAACCTGGCGCCCCCAGTGTGAGCGGAATCTGAACTTCCGACACATGGTAAGGATGCCAAGCATGGCCGCTGTAAAATAGAGACCGATTCGCCGGATTGAACGCGAGCGCATAGCCGCCGTAAGTAAAGCAGTTGCTTACCGTACTCGTTGGAACAGCTCCGCATGGAACGGTCCCGGCCGGCAGGCGGAATGCACCAACGTGGCGCAGGTGGCTAGATTGGAGCAACGGCTCGACTGCGTGGGCCGTTGAAATCAGCAGAAGGCATGCAAGGACCAACTTCATCAAGATCATCGCTGTCTCCTTATGACGCCCGGAAAAATCCCGCCGCGGCGATCTGCGCTGTGACGTCACTTCCGTCCGGCGTGATCGCAAAATCGTGGTGCGTCATCGGCACGATGTTGGCATCCGTCCCGCCCGTTGTGTCGCTGTCGTAGGCCGTGACGAATTTACTGATCGCCCCGGTGCCGTCATTGGCGAGCCCGGTCCAGGTCTGGTCGGGGATGTCGATGTCCACTCGGTCGTTTGTATCGTCCGGTGCGAACGCGCTGATGTCGGAGTCGGTCAACACCTTGCGCGCATACCCGGTGTTCGTTGCTTCGTTGGTAGTGCCAGCGACGAGCGCGCTTACCGTATCGAAATCGCGCAACGCCGTGTCGGCCTCAAGGCCTGTGGTCGCGAGCAGAATGATAATCAACGCCGAGTTGGCCGGATCGTTTAAGTCGACGCGGTTGTAGAGCTCGGCGACGCGCCCCTTTGCTATGTTAAAGACTTCGTTTCCCATAATTCACTCCTTGGAAAAATTTTCCTTCGTGTTAAGACGCCTTGCGATACCGCGCGGCAAGTCGCGCGTGAAACTTTGTCTTGCCGGTGTCCAGGATCTTGGCAACTTCCTCGTTGCTGATCTCGCTGAAGTCCTTGCCCGTCACCACGGTAAAGAAGTTGTCGACGCGGTAGCCTGAAGGGTTGGTAGGATCGGGCGAAGGCTTGCCCCCGCCGACCTTGGCGACATGCGCCTTGGCCTCGGCTTCGCCGCCGAGTTTTTCGCCGGTAAAGCAGGAATAGTGCCCGGGGCCGCGAACCACGCGATATTCCATGGTTTGGTTCTCTCCCTTAACCACGAACTTTCCCGCGCTCGCCTCCAGCCAGCCTTCCGCAATGCCTGTCTCGATCAGCGACGGAGACCAGTGCTCCACCGCCTTGGCGCGCATCACGCGCACGCCGTTGACGTGGGTCGGCTTGCCCTCTTTATCCTTCGCGTAGAGTCTTTTCAAAAACATAAAACCTCCTTATTGAACCTGAATTGTTAAAGCTGTGGGAGCACCCGGCGTGCTCATTTCAAAGCGCACCGCGGCTTTGTTGATCTTGTAGCCGATAGTTTTCTGATGCCCGAAGCGCAGCTTATTGACGCCGTCGACTAGGTAGGCAAGCGGAATATCGTATTCGACCGTGGCGACCTTCTGCTGGTTGGCCGATGTGCCGACCGAGCCAAACAGCACAATGGGCCCGTTACCGTTGATGTATAGGTCGCCCTCGTCTGGATAGTCCGGGTCGTAGACTTCCAGAATGAGGATCGCCCGGCTTACACCGGCCGGCTTGGCGACCGTGATTTCCAAAGTCTTATACTCCGGCAACGTCGTCCCTTCCATATTCAGCGGCAACGTGGCCACCGCGGTGGTGGGGATCGTGCCGCACCCTTCATTTCTGGCGGACTCGCCGCCGGCGTTGAAGGCCGTTACCGCAAAGCAAATCTGCGAACCCTCGTTCGCGGTGATCGAGGGAGTAACGAATTTCGTCTGGTTGGCGCCCACTTGTCCGATCACAGCGAAAGTGCCGTCAGCGGCCTTGCGATATAGCTTGAACCCGTCCTCGTTGTTGGAGTTATCTGTCCAGGTGAGGGTAAACACGGCCGGCCTGGGTTGAGCGGAGACAGATCCGGCATAGATGATCGACGCCAGAGCGGCGATGACGAGGCAACATAATTTCATAGACCCACCCTCCAAAAGATTTTCGGCAAACGATTTCAGACTGCGGCAGGCGTACCAGTAGGTGTCGGGCTTTAACCCGGGCGGCAGATCCAGCCGTTCACCCTTGACGCCGGTGCCGTGGGTCGCCATCAGATTCAAGGTCCGCACATGCTTGCTGTGACCCCTACTGTCCGACTGCTTCGCCGCCTCGACCAGAGCGCCTAATTGCAAGCGCGCGTCGGCTCGATCTTCGATGGTGCTGGTTTGGTGCCTGGTCTCGTCGACGTGATCGAGCGGCATCGCTAGGTCGCGCTTGTGGGTCCGCCTACCGTACCATCGGCTTTCCCAGCAGATATTCGATAGCTCGTTGAGCATGTAATAGCGCACCGATTTCGCCGGAAAGTAATTGCAATCGCTGTAACGCACGAGCGCTTCGCAACCGGATTGAAAAATATCTTGCTCGGCGGCGCGTGGATCGCCGAGTTGAAATTTGTTTTGCCAGGCGATCTTACGAGCCATCTTTTTCAACGTAGTCAAGTGATCCTCGACCGCTATCATCTTGGTCTCAACCTCGGGAATGCGGAGCCCGCCACAAAAAAAGGCCGGGGAGTTCTGCACTCCGCCGGCCTCTCAGGGCTCGTCAGGCAATGTTGTAAGCCTGGGCCTCTCAGGGCTCGTCAGGCAATGGTTTTAATTCGTCAGCGTCTCATGGCCACCGGTTCAAATGGCCGCAACGCGGACATTTGATTTCACCGCGCAACGTGCCGCGGAAGAGTAATCGTTGACACTTGCCGCAGCGGGTGTCGCGCAAGGCCACACCAGCCGCTTCGGACGCGCCGATATTATTTTGTCTCCCGTATAGGGGGGCGGGAGACTGTGTCTTGAGCTGCGTTTCATTGGCCATTTGTACGCCGCCGAGGAGAAAAAGTCCAACATTAAACGACTGCCGAGCCGGGGAAGCCGCGCCCGACGGTCTCGCTCATTTGGTACACGTTGACGGTCACCGACGCCTGGGGAGATCCGAAATCGGTGGTTTGCTGCGCCGCGCTGTAGGCGACCGTCTGCGCGCTTGCCGTGAGCGTCCGCACGACCGTTGAGCCGTTCAGGATGTCGATTTCATAAGCCTCGGTCGTTTCCCCCAGGGGCACGTCGACCAAGTCGCGCCATTCCTGATGCTCTCTGGTTCGCCGAATCCAAGTGATCGTGAGATTGTCCGAACCGTCCCGGCTGCCGGCGATGTGAACCGGCGCCAATGGTTTCAAGCTCGCGGTCATAGCGTGAAGTGAACCTCGTTCGCATCGGTGAACAGAGACCCCAACGAAGTCGCCCGGAAAATCTGCGGTGCGCCGATCTCCGATCCGGACGCGCTTATACGGTGCAGGGCCAGGGGATCGAGCACCACAAACGGCTCGCCGATCATGTGGTCGGCCACCGCAAACTCGCTCCCCCTGCGGCCGCGCAATAGGTTTGACAGCCTGTAGATGCCAGAGCCGAGAGCGACCGCCGTCGTCCACTGGATAATCTCGACGTCGCCGTTGATCTTAATCAGCGCCGCAGCGTTGGCGCCGTTGAGCACGTTGGCCTGGCTCTCGCTCGACAGCATGAAAATGTCCGGTCTTACCAGATGTACGTCGAGGGTGTTGACCGTGTCCCAGGTGTTTACATTGGCCGGGGGGAGCAGGGCAGTCCTGGCGTAGCCAATACAGCTCTGCACGTCCATGGTCGCGATGTCGGTATAGGTTTGACCATCATCTATTGACTTGGCGATGATGGCGCCTGTCCAAGGTGGGTTGTAGCCGCTGACTGCCAGATAGTAGCCGATCCCGTTGTCCTCGGGGCGCAACAGCACCGAGTCAAAAACAATCAACCGCGTCGATCCGGCAAGCCCGACAACCTTGGGAATAAGACCACCGGATGGCGTGCCGCCTAGCGCGACGTAACCGGAATAAAGGCCGGGGTCCTCGGACACTGCTTTCACCACTATGATTCCCGGTTGACCGTATTCCACGCCAGCCGCCCGAAAGCGCAGCGTGCGCGGGACCGCCACTTGAACTACCTCGGCCACACCCATCGCGCGCGCGCCTACGAGGGACACGCTAACCAGGGTCTGATCATCGATAACCAGAGCGTCGGCGCCGACGGCCGCCGTCCTGACAATCGACGGCACGTTGAACCGCGCGGATACCGTCGGTTGTCCGACCGCGAGCGTCCCGACCAGAGAGGCAGCAACGAGGGTGTTGGCGTCGACTACATAGTGGTCGCCCACCCCGGTCGAGGCATTGACCAGCGAGGGGGCCTGTAACGCGCGTCCGAGCGTTGGCGTGCCGATCGCCAGCGGGCCGGTTAATGATGGGATAGTGAGAGCTACGGCGACTACCGCGGCGCCAAGCGCCCGCGGACCGAGAAGGGAAATCGGGGCGATGACCGCAGGTATATAAACGAGCTGCGCGCCGAATTGGAGGATACGGGCGGCCAGGCTGGTTTCTTCACTGACGACCTGGGACCCCGCGACCGCGACTTGTGTTTCGATGTCGGTCTGCTCGGTGACGACCTGCGCCCCGGCCTGGGCGACTCTCGTTTCAACGTCGGTCTCTTCGGTGACGACCTGCGCGCCGGCCTGGGCGACCCGCGTTTCAACGTCGGTCTCCTCGGTAATGACCTCGGCGCCATGAACCAATATGCGCGTTTCTGTTGCCATTATTTAGATCGGCCGAGCATGGACACGCCGAGCGGGTTAGGGCCGCGGGCCTTGCGTTCCTCTTCTTCGAGCTCGGCGATGCGATCATTGACGGTCTTGGTGGTGGCCGCCAGCTCGAGCCGCTTATCCTCCAGCTTCGAGCGAAACTCTCGCAGCATATTGAGGGGGAGAGCCTTCAGCTTTTTGGAATCGTTGGGGATTTCCATCGTTTACTCCTGTTCTGGTTTGCCGACACTGGAGAGCCCCACCAGCTGCGGCGTACCGACCACGCCGCGGCGAACGTCGGGGGTTTTGTGAAACAGCCGCCTCAATCGCGCGTTCCAGCCCGCCTCCTTGCGCGCGGCGTCGTGTACGCGGGGGTCGTCAGTGAAGCCGGCCGGGAAGCCGGCGCGCAGGACGACCGCCTGGTCGAAGGTAATTTGCTCGACCTTCGCCACAGCTTCGGCGTGGCGCGCAGCCAGCTTGATCTGCGCGGCGAACTCGTCGGCCTGGTTCCACGGCATTTTCCAATAGTGCCCGCTGGCCTCGTCGATGATCACTACATGGGGGCCGTCGCTCTTGATGCGGATCGAGCTCATGGACGCATGACCTTGTTCGCGCCGTTGTCGAAAATAAACAGGATGTCGGTGCCCGTTGGCGTAAACGGCAGGCCGGTGATGGTGTCCCAATAAGCCCACAGCTTGCTTGTCGACGGCGTGCCGGTGTGCTTGTAGAGGATCGCCGACTCGAAACTTGCGCCCGACACAGCGGAGAATGTCACATCGCCGGCATCGAGCACGCCGGCCGTGTTGCTCTTACCGGAGAGAGCGCTCGAAGTCGCAATCACCGCGCCGCCTGTGATGTCGTCTAGCGCGTCGTCGGTGGTAAGGTTCGGCACGTCGACGCCGTGGTCGACGAAGAACAGCCGGAAGTCGTCCGACATCCAGTTGAACCCGCCGTTGCACATATTCTCCATGCCCTTGTCAAAAAATCCGTTTGCCATTGAAGCCTCCTAACTCTGTCGTTTGTACCCGATTTCGTTCGCGTTCCATTCAGTGGGCGTCCATGGCGCTGCGGTGTCGGGGTTGTCTTCGAACCATTCCTTGAACCAGCCGTTGCTCCCGAATGGTGGGTTGAAGGACGCGCCTTCGTAGTCGGTCCCACTCTGCCGATTGAGAAACCTAAGCGTTGCCGCGCCCGAGTCCTGCTTGTTGGCGAGCGCGATCAAGCCGACGGCGAGGATGGTCGCAGTAGTCGGCACGTTGCCCGCCGTAAAGGTGTCTTTTTCGCCGACGACGTCAGTCGAGTTGTAGTCCGCGGGGTTCGGCGTCGTTTCGTCCACCGTCTGAAAATTCGACCCGGACGATGGCGTCCAAGTAGTATTCGCGCCCGCCCCTGTTGGCGGGAAATACTCAACGCGGTTTTCACCTATCTGCGAATCGGCGTGAATCACGTCGCAGATGTCGGTGGTCACCGACCCATGCGAACCCATTTGAATGCCGATCGTAACCGCGTCGATTGATCCGCTGCCGACATATTTTGTGTCGAGTCCCGTAGCCGAAAAGACTAGAGCGCCATCCACCCACACGTCGATGGTGCCCGTCGAATCATGTATGACGACTTTCGCTTCAACGTGTTTCCATTGGCCAAACCCGATCAGCCCGGACGCTGACGTTGCCAACAAAACATCGTCGCCGCGGTACAGCTTGAACGAGCCCGCGTCCGTAATCGCCAGGTAACAGTGGACGTTGCCAGCCTCCCACCACTTCATCAGTCTGCACTCGGTCGAGAACGCGGCGCTGTACTTGATCCGCATTGCCGTATAGAACGTCGAACGCGCTGCGACCGGGTGCCCATAGTGCGCCGTTTGCCCTCCCGATCCGCCGCCCAGGACCATCCGCAAAGTCGGGCCGCTGTAGGGGCTGCTTCCCGCGTTGACCGTAGTCGTGAAGTCGACGCCTGCTAACTGCGTGAACGGGAAAATGTCGGAGAGGGTTTGGCTGTAACCGAAGCTCTCTGCCCAGTCTATTACCATGATTCTGCCTCCGTTAAGTCGTTACGCGCACCGCGTTGTTTGCGCCATCGATATAGATCAGCTTCACAGATCCCGGCGCAAGCGTCACGGTGGCGCCGGCCCCGCTGCCGCTCTTCAGGGTGATGTTATGACTGCCCAGGGCGGCATGTTCCACCATGCAAATTTTCCCGCGCCCGAGGAACGTCACCGCCCGCGGCGCCGTCATCGTGTCGGTAAATTTGAAATACACCGCGCCGTCATGCTGCGAGTCGGTGAGGATAATGTCGGCCGTGGTCACGTTGATGTCGAGCTTGCCCCCTAGCACGTTGTCGAGGATTAACAGGGCCGCGTTGTGCGTGACTTCTTTTTGTGACTGGCCGACGGCGATTTCTGGAAATTTGTAGTTTGTCGTGGTCATAGCGTGATCTCGAATGGATCGCCCGGCTCGATCTCAATGTACTTCCGGGTTAGTCGGATGGTCGCCTCGTTGCGCTCGAAGTGCAGCACCGGCAGCAGCCGGGCCGCCATTTGCTTCGCCGCGTCGTCGGACATGGACTCAGCCAAGCTGAAATCGATCATGTGCCGAAACTCGGTGATGATCTTTTCTTCATACTGGAGCCCGCGCTCATAATCCTTATCACGTTGAATGTATTGCACCCGCACCGTACTGGGCAACCGGCGCTCGTGAATCTGGTTGCGTTCGAGTCGATCAGGCACCTGCTCACCGGGCTCATAAGCCGCAAGGTCGGTGAGCGGGATAGTGAACGCGACCGGCCGGCCGCGCTTGCGAAATTTGAGTAAGCCGCCGCTCTCCACCGGATCAAAAAAGTAGTGAGGCATGAGCGGGGAAATCCAATTCGCCATCGTCATTGCCGCGTCGCGACCGTAGCCGTCGACGCAATCGGTGAGCTCGCTCACGTCGAAGCGCGTTTCCTCCATGCCTGCGATGCGGCACGCGTCGCCGACAATCTTGGAGAGCGGCACACATTGCGACACGCCGGCGGGCACCACCTGAAAAAACTCTCGGTTTGGCGCACCGTAATAAAAGATCCCGTCTTTGTAGATAAGTTGGCCGTTGATGAAATTCACCGAGAACGGGTTCGGCGAGGTCCCGATGAGAACCGCTTTCTTATTTTCGAGAGCGTAAAAGTTGACCGGAGCACCTGAGCCAAAGCCGGTTTGGGTGAAGTACATTTCCTCGTCGCTTACGAGGTCGAACCCCGCCAGCTTTTCGACGCCGAGATCCCAAATCTCCAGCACGGTGAAATCAACCGGGTCGATTTTGTAAAGTATCGAGTTTGGGGCGCCGAATAAACTTGTGATTCCATGAGAATACAGGCCATACAGGAAATTGTCGCTCATCCTGAGCACCTGAATTTTCGGCGCCGCCACGTATGGCGCCGGGAAGACGATGTCGGTCGCCATCGATGGAAAGTCGATAAACGCGCCGTCAGGAAAACCACCCATGCCAGGCACCCACATAATGAGCCGCCCTAGCTTGTAAACCCAGGTTCCGCCATTCCCACCGATCACGCCCGGCAGTACGCCGATGAAGATCTCGCGCCATTCGTTATACAGGAAAAAATGAAAACCGAATCCGCTGTGCCAAATACCGGCCGGAACGTCGCTTTTCCCAGCCCCAAACGGATAAATAATATGGCCTTCGACCGGGTCGCTCAATTTTTCATATTTCAGTTCTGGAAACGTACCAACAGGCGTGTGCCTGACCCAATAATACGCCTCGGGATTGCTGTAGGTGGCCGACGCCATCGCTAAATGTTCCGAGTCTGCCACAAGACTGAGGACCTCGTGATTGTCATCGACATGATTCCAATCGCCGACCCATACCCAGGCGCTGCCAATGAAGGGCGGTTGGTTAGGTCCAAACGTCCGCATATGCTCGCTGCCGTCGTCGTAGACTTCGGCGACGGCCTGGGGAATTTGATTGGCGTAGTCGGCGAGCTCGAGCGCGAGCGCGGCCATAGTCACGACGCCACGGTAAGCTGGAGTTCTGCCGACGCCGTGCAGCAGCTCAAAGGTAGCATCGGGGAGCTGGTCCTCCGCGCCCATCATGAATTTGAGCCGGCCGCCCTTGATCGCCGCCGCCGATGCAATGATCTCCGCGAGGGTTGCATCGGGCGACATATTGCGGCGCAGCTTTCCTTGAAGCCAAACCCGCAAGATGCCATCGGCTTGCCGGCGCCGTAACAGCCACAGCGCGTCAGCCGAGTAAGTGTAATAGTAACCCGATGGACTCGCCGACATGCCCTTGCCACCGACGGAATGCTCGACCGCTCGGATGTCGCTTGAATCGATCAATAGCCCGGGCACCGGGAACGTCCCTTCGGTGTCTGGAATATCCTCCCCGAAAGAGTGCGAGGTGACCTGGAGATCTTCGAGTTTCGGACCGATCAGCTGGCCCTTTTCCGGGAACAACAGCCCGCCAACGATGCCGCCGAGCAGGCCGCCGATCGCGCCGCCGATCGGACCGCCGAAGTATGATCCGGCCATCGTAAACATAGACTTGATCATCATCTGGGCGGCAAAGACCGAGTCGGGGAAGATGAGCAAGCCGGCGACCGCGCCCAAGGTGATGTAGATTATTTGGCTTTTGGTTCTCACTCTAACCCTCGAAACTTGTAATAGCGCCGGATGCGAGTCTTGATCCGGTCATCGAGCCTCTGTTCGACCACTTTCCCGGCGCGGCCCGCGCCCCTGGCGACGTTGCTGTGGGCGTGGATCAGCGTGCCGCAATCGGTGAGAATGCCGACATGGCGCGGCTGCCCGCCGAGGTCGGGATCGGCCATCCACGGCACGTCACCCGGTAGCTCGGCGCCATGGGGCACCCGGTCCATGTGCTCGTCGAGCCCTTTTTCCATCGCGCTCGGCACCGGTAACGGCCCGTAGCCCGCGAAGTCCCACTCTGGCGCGATCAATTTCATTTCCTTCGCGACGCCGACGACCAGCCCGATGCAATCCACCCAGCGACCCTTCTCCCTCCCCTGGTGCCGAAAGGGTGTGTCGAGCCAGGTCCGCGCGGCCTCGATTACTTCACCGCGCGTAGCCATGGGCGGACCTCGTAGGGTTGCACGGTCAAGTCTGGCTCGCGCTCCGTGTCACCTTCAATCAGGGTAAGCCCGTTGAGTATGTAAGCCTGGGCCTTGTCCCCGTAGGTGTCCGGATCGTCCCACCCTATGCGCGCGGTCCCGCGCAAGCGCATGGGTGGGCCGTTGAGCCGATGGCCGACTAGGTCGAAGTCCGGTTGTTCATAAAAATGCATTCCGGCATGTCCGGCGCCGCCGACGCATTGCGCGTAAAACGGCGCCAGGATACCACTTTGCGTCACGGCGATTTTAGCTTCACAGCGCATGGTTACACCGGTTGATCAGGGAAGCGGATTGCGCGGTGAACGCCAGGCAAATAAGGCTCACCGCGGAAGTTGTGGACGTTGTCAAATTTGTCGATGCAAGTTTCAACGCGCTTGTCGCAGCCGACCTCGACTATGTAGCTCTGCCCGACGCTGATGTCCCGATAGGTGGAGTCGCGCAGCGTGAACCCGGCCGGCCTCCACTGAATGCTTCCATCCGGGGTGTTGTTCGATATGGGCTCGGTCACGGTGACCCGGGTACGGTTCGGACCCGCTTCGTAGAGCACCGCGGTGACGGTGTATTCACCGTCTTTGGCGGTCGACCCAAACAGGGTAATGATGTCGCCAATCTGAAAGTTTGCCGTTTGATCGCCGGTCACATAGAAGTAACCGCTAACGGTGTCAACCAGTGTGATTGGATAAGACGCGCGCAAGTAACTCTTGACCTCGCTAGAAAATCCCGCGTTCGGCCCGTCAAGAAACGTCAAGAGCCCATGCGTAAACCAGCCTGTTGGCTCGACGCGGTTGTAGTCGGCGAACTGGCGGCGATCTGTAACCGATGTAATGGTGCCGGGTTTGACTAGCGCTTGGCGCGCTTCCCATGTCACGCCGCCGTCGGACACCGTCCCGCCCAGGACCGTCGGCCAGGTCGGTTCGGTGAGGCCGGTTTGCCCCGCGGTGAGCGCCACATAATAGAAACCGTTATAGGTCGAGGGTTTGACGATCATGCCGACGTTGGCATCAAAGGGAATACCCGCGGCGTGTTGCTGGAGCGGCTGCCAGCCGACTGGATCGAGTCGCACCTTGCAGCCATAGCGGTCGTTCCACGTATCCTGGATCCGCGTTCCCAGCTCTGCCCTGCACGTGACCGAGCAGCGCGGCCCCTGTTCTTGAGTGAGCAACGATTTTAAGCCGAGACCTTCAGCCATGAACGCTTGATCGCCCCAGCGGATGTCGCCCAGGCGTCCATAGAGCAGGACGTTTCGACCCTGCGCGAGATTCTGATAATTGACTTCGAAGTGCTCGTACTCGGCGCCGCTGTAGAGTCCCTCCTCGATGTCCTGGGCGACGATCTGATCGCTGTCGAGTAGGGCCTGGACCTCGCGGCTTGAGACACTGAAATCCGATGTCGCGGCCGCCGCCGTGGGCACCGACCCTGTCCGCGCATGGAGTCTAATATTGTTCCAGATTAAATCTCTCTCAAACGACGTGAACCCCAGGCACCGCCGCGCCTCCCCATAGCTCGTGCCTACGAGGTAGGGACTATAGGCCGTTGTGTCGACGTTGATTTCAAACTCCGTCGGTGACAGTACCGTGACTTGAAAATACAGCTCGCTGACGTTGCCGACAAAGTTGACCTGGGTCATGCCCTCGATTTTGACAAATTTCACCACGTCGCCGGTCTTCAACCGATGCTGCCAGAGAGTCGTCACCACGCCAGGGTTTGCGTTTGTGATGTTGACCACCCTCGGCTGACGCGCCGCCAGCGAGAGGATTGTGCAAAACGCGATGGTCTGCACTTGGCCTTGATAGTGGGCGAGCAGTCCGGCCGGGATCGTCTTCACGGGACCAGCCTCACTTCCTCGACCTGGATGCTAACCTCGCCGGCCTGCCACGCGATGAAACTTGGGTCGAAGTCGTCCGAGGCGAAGCGGACCGGGTGATAATACTCGAACCCGGCGCGCACAACGTCACTGCCGGCCAAGCCTGGAGAGCGGGTGATAACCCCGGTGGTCGCGTTCATAGTCCAACCGGAAAACTCCTCTACGCCGTTTACCGAGACCTTGAGCGTCCCGGCTTTGGGTTTGTAGATGGTCTTTACCAGCGACGCGCCGCCGACGGTGTAGGTCTTAATCAGCTGGAATTGAGTCTGCCCAGCGGTCGCGGTGGCAATCACCTGATCATTTGCCGAGGTGCTAACAGTTTTCTGATCGCCGTGCGCGCTTTTGTAATCGAGCCAGTTCTTGAACAGGAACATATGACCCTGCCCGCGGACTACTAGAAACAGCTCGTAGAGATCATAAATTTTGCCGATCTCGCGCGCGCCATAGCCCACGTCCCAACCGTATATTGGCGTGTCGCGGCGAATGTCCGCGGTGTGCCATCCGCTCGGCACTTTTACGATGCCGGTTAAAAAGCGCGGTCCGCCAGGGCTGGCGAAGCTGATGTCTGTCGGGAAGACGATGTCATCGTAAAAAGCCATCGCTTAATCAATTCTCCTGAAAGTATCGCGGACCTGGCTCTGAATCTCCCGCCTGCTGCGCGCGAAGCTGCCGGCGTCGTTGGCATAAACATTGACGACAACCGCCCTGTCTTTTCCTCCCGTCCAACCCTTTGCGTTATCCGGCATGCGGCCGGTCGCGTTGATGTAATCGAGCGCGGGCTTGCCCATCATACCGGTAGCGCGGTCATTGACGACATACTCTCCGTCTTTCAGCACAGCATTAACCTCGCCGCCGACGTGGTAACGCGGCAGCCGGCGGCGGAATGTCGCGTGCTCTCCACCTGGGGTCACTAGACCGCCACCGTGGTAGCCCATTCCAGTGACCAGCCCGCCCCCTTCGGAATAGGCGCCGGCGTCGGTGGCGCCCCCGCTCGAACTGAACAGCATTTCCATTCCGCCCATGTCCCCGCCACCGCCTTGCGAACTAGCAGCAGCGGCAGCGGCTTGGATGGCGGCAATCGCGGCCGCTTGCAGGGCCTGTATGCTCGTCTGTGCTGTCGCCCCGGTCGTCTGAATTGCGGCGGTCGCCGTCGACTCCAGCGCGTTAATGCCGCCACTTGCCGTCGATTGCGTCGATTGAATAGCGCTCTGGCCGGTCGTAGCGGTTGCTTGAATTGCGGTAACCGCGGCTGCTTCTGTTCCACTCTTCCCGCCTTCTCCTAGTGTGACCGATGCGGCGTCGCGCATCTCCTGGCCGCGCTCTGCGTCGAGCCGGTCCGCTGCGGTGGTGCCCGGTAATTGGCGGCTCGGCTGGGGGGTCTTGCCGAGGCCGAGCATGTCGAGCAGAGATCCTAGCCCGCCCGCGATGCCGGCCCCCTGCTTGCCGAAGTCCGGACCAAGAATCATATCCTTGAGTCCGAGCGTGATTTGATCGGCCAATAGTTTGTTGATGATGCCGAGAACTTTTTTGCCCCAGTCTTCCCAGCTGGTGATGTTGCCGTTGAGAAAATCCTCGATGCCGTCGCTAACCGCGCCGAACCCGCGCTCGATGGCCGTTCGCATGAACTCCGTTGTTTCTTCGGTCTTGTCTTTGATGTCGTCGTAGGTCGTAATCCATGCGTCGGCGGTGGCCTGGGCGGCCTGCGCATTAACGTCGGCAACGTCCTGGCCGGCGGCGATTGCCGCATCGCGCCACTCTCTGATAACCTTGACGCGCTCCTCAAATTCCCGGTTAGCCCGGGCAACATCCTGCTGATCCTTGGGCAGAATGTCGATCGCCATCTGTTTTTGGAGATCCTGAAAGGCGGGCTCGATCTTAGCCAATGCTTCAGCCGCCGCCTTGGCGCTCTCCTCAATGGCGCGGCCCCACTCCTGGCTATCTTGATCAAATGCCTTGCCGAGCGCGTCGAGCTTGGCGAGCTCATGCTGCATGCGCTTGAGCTCGTCAGTGCCGGCGATGATCCGTTCCTTGAGCGATTTGAAAAACTCTTCGATGCCCTTGGGGATCGGCAGTTGTTTTTCGCGCAGCTTTTCTTTGAAATCCTCAAACTGTTTGTCGAGGCTCGCGCCAAGGGCGAAATCAGTGCCGAATCGGAGCTCGATCTTTTTGCTTTCAATCGTGGCGAGCTGCTTTTCGAGGCTGTCAAGGAAAGAGTCGGCGAGATTTTCAACGTCTTTTTTTGCACCCTTGGCGCCGTCGCTGATGCCTTTGAAAACAGCGGTGGGCTTGGTGACGTTGACTTTATTTAACCGATCGAACTCCTCGCGCAGATCGAGCACACCGTCGCGCGCCTGGCGCAACGCCTGAGGATTGATGCCGAAGCCGGGCTTTTCTCCCGCCGCGATAATTTCCTTGGATGTCATGCCCTCAACACGGCCCTCGGGAATACCGCTGAGTTGGGCGAACTTCTTGGTAGCATCGGCGAGCTGCGCTGCCACTTTGGGCGCATCGCGCAGGGCGCCGAAAAATCGCAGGATACCGGCGACGCCCTCGGCGCCGAGCAGCAGCGCTTGATTCTTGAGTCTGGTCAGCGCGTCGCCGATATCGTCGAGTGCCTTTACGTCCGCCGCGGTAAGGCCAGAGCGCTTGACTTCGTCAAAGCGACCGGCCAGCGCAGCCAGGGCCGGGCCCAGCTCCTTGGCCGATTTGCCGAGCAATGTGAACATCACAGTGTTGCGCTCGACCGGGTTCTCGATCTTGGCCAGGGCGTCGGTTACTTGTTTGATGAAATCGTCAACCGAGATATTGCGCAGCTCCTCGAAGTTCAAGCCCAAGCGTTTGATCGCCAGCGCCGCCGGGTCGGTTGCTTTGTCGATGTTGCCGAGATTTTTCTGAAGGTTGAAAACACCATTGGCGAAAGTGTCGACTGACGTGCCGGACTCCTCCAATGTCGACTTGAATCCGGAGAGAAACTCAACCGATATGTCCGTCCGCTCGTGCAGATTTTGCAGACTGTCGGCCAAGGCGAAGATCTTGGAAGTGAACCCCGTCAGTGCGCCGACGCTTAGAACCGCGCCTAAATTACCCAAGGCGGAGGTCGCCAGATTTTTGATATTGCCGAAGGACGATGCGAAGTTGTTTTCTAACGTCTTCAGATCCGACTGAATCTTCGTCAGCGACGCTTCGATTATGACTGTTTGTTTGATGTCGTCAGCCATGAGATTCGACCATTTCCGATTTGCTTACCTTGCGCCGTCCGGCCGCCGGGGCGCCGGGGTGTTCTTTGCGGAACGCAGCGGCCATGCCGGTAAAATAAAGGTCTAGCGCTGCGCTGTCGTCCACCGGCTCGCGCTTGTCGGCAATCCATGGGAAAATATCGCCCGCTGTGAATGGTTGGGGGCGGCGCTTTGAATCGCGCCACACGTTCAAGGTCATTGCTGCCACCGTTCCGGCGCGCTCATAGCGGCGCTTTTCCTGTTCACGGCGCCGATCTTCCAAGGCCCCTAACTCTAACCACGTCAAAGACCAGAACCGATCATCGGCCAGCCCTAGCTCGACTACTGCAAAGCTCCAGTGTTGTAGCCAGGGCGTTGGGCCAAAGGGTGGCTATCCTCCACCGGTGGCACACCATCATCGGTCGACGGGGTTTTTCGTTTGCTGTGCGATGCGTAGGCGTCCCAAATTATGGTCATGATCTGACCATGGGTGAGCGGCGACGCCTCGATAATCGCAGGCATGTTGTCAATCGAAAGCGCCTTGTCCTCCCAGCGCAGGCCGGCCCAAAGGAGTGTTAGCACTAAGTCCAGCGGGAAGCCGCCGGTTCCGACGACCTGCGCCGAAGCGGATGAAATAATCAGATACTCGATATTGATGTACTCGGCGGGCTTAACGCCGCGCCTGCGATTGATCTCGCGCTCTGCCAACATTAGCGCTTCGAGATTGAATCGCAGGCGCCGCGGCCTGTCGAGTTCTATTGCGACGGGTTCGGGTAGCACGGCTTACCTCCATTTCCGGACGCTTAGGATATTTCGATCATCACCGGCAAACCGGTCACCTTCAAAGACCAGTTCAGAAACACCGGGGCGCTGAAGTCTTGCGGGACGTCGAACTTGGATACACGCGCTTCATACTCCCAACCATCGATGGTGTTCGACATAATCGTCCGCCAGAAGAGCTTCGTTTGATCGATGAAATCCTGATACAGCTGCTTGTGGATCGCGATGTCAGGATGAAAGACCAGCACGCACGCCGTTTCATCACCGGTCTTTATCGTCGGGATATTTTCCTCGAAGCTGCCGGGGCTGTCGTGGTTGGTGGCATCGGCGTATGTCTGAGTCGCCGACGGTGACGGAATGATCCGGCATTGCGGGATCGCAACATACAGCAGACTGTTAGGATCTCTCCGGTAGAGTTGCGCGCCTTTACCGGGTAGAATTTGGCTTGGTGGCATAGTGTCCTCCTTGGCTACGTGTCGAAATTGATCGAACTCGGGTCTTTCTCTTCCGTCGAATAAGTGATCTGAAAATTCACATCCGCACCCGCGCGCGGGTAATGCTCATCTAGGAACAGCCATTTGATACCGACCTTGACAGTATCCATGGCCAGACCGCCGCGGGTGTGGTCGGCCAGGATGGCGCGGTGCACATCGCCGATGATCTCGCCGAGCGCTTTGCGCGGGCCGCCTAAACATTCCTCTTCTACGACCACGCGCACGGCGACGCGGAGTCTTTCAAGGTAAATATCGTCTGGCAAATTCTCGGTGAGTTCCTCATCTGGAATCACGCCGGCCGCGGGGCGCTGCACCTTGTAGAGTTCGTAAGTGCCGCTGGCCACAGTGGCCAGCGATGTCACGGCCTGCAAGGCGGCGTCGATGTTGTCGAGAATCTGATTTTGGATCGTGTCGGGCATGGATCTGTAGAACTCCGGTCTTACCCTGTAACGAACTTAAACGCGCGCGCGATCTCTTGCGGCACGCGCTCCTTCAAATAGGCGCGGATCTTGTCGGTGATTTTTTTCCGCGAGAAGACCAGCGCCACCGATGGACCCTCTAGTTCATCGATCCTTTGTCCCTTTTTACCCGCCGATTTTCCCCTGGTGAGAATG